TTGCTGTATTACGAAGTAGCAGTATGTAACGGTAGCACCGTTACGGAAAGGAAAAACTATGAATAGTTATGATTTCTGTGTAGCCGCCAAGAACGCCATCATCAAGGTGGCGAAGGAAAAGTACGGCGAAGACTACAAGATCGAAGATGTTCAGGTTGTCTGGATGGTTCACTTGCTTGGATTCAAGAAAGGCATTTACATTGACAACGGGCAGAACCTACGCATCTATGAAGTGACCTACAACCGGGACAAGAACGAGATGTATGTGGACGCTTATGAGAAGCAGAGCAACACTATTGTCTCTGGTGATGAGATTGATATTGTGGCTCACACGTAATGTAAATTTGCAAAGGACATAATCGGAACAGGTTGTTGAAAGAGGTAAAAATGACACAAGAAATAGCATGGATACTATTATGCGTTATTTGTTTTATTGCCGGAGTGCTAACCGGGAAAGGTATGCTCTATAAATAACTAAAATTGCTGTAGGGGACTGCGTCCCGGCTCTTAGCCGGTGGTAGTAGGGTGGCGCAGTGACGCAGCTGGCAGAGGGCATGCTGCGCAATAACTAAATACTCAAAAGGAAGATGAAAGATGAACAAAAACATCCTGGAGGCCCTGTACGCCACCATCAGGACGGACAGCTACAAGCTCGCTGACATGCTCCAGCGGATCGAATTCTTCTACGCGAAGGGTGAGATCAGCGAGGCTGACAGGGAAAACCTGATCTTCGCCGCCCGCCAGCACGCAGCTGACGCTCTGGAGATCGATGTCAAGGCGGAGATCAAGGCGATCTGCCTGCGGCTTCGGGACATCGAGACCAAGATCGAGGAAATCGAAAAGAAGATCAGCCCCGACCCGGAACCCGAACCCGAACCGGAGATCCCGGAGTACGTCCAGCCGACCGGCGCGCATGATGCTTACAACATCGGCGACAAGGTCAGATACAAGGGCAAAATCTATGAATGCCTGATCAATGCCTGCGTCTGGGCGCCGGATGTCTATCCGGCCGCCTGGAAGGAAATCGTCCCGAACGGAGATCAGACGGAAGAATAAGCGCATACTTTTGCGGATGGGCGGTGATGATAATGATTGATGTTAAGACATTGCTGGCCATGGTGGAGCAGATCGCCGCGGAGGAACCGGCCTACATGCACGGACACACGGGCAAGGACGGATATTGCGACTGCATCGGGCTGATCATCGGCGCGATCCGGAGGGCCGGCGGCCAGTGGCGCGGCATCCACGGAAGCAATTATGCCGCCAGGTGCGAGGTTCTGGAGCTGCTGCCCATCGAGAAGGCCGCCAACCTTGTCCCCGGTGAAGTCGTCTTCAAAGCCTACGCCCCGGATCAGGGCGGCTACGATCTTCCGGCCAGGTACGAGAAGGGCGGAGAGCACTACACCGGCGACCTTAACGATTATTATCACGTCGGCATCGTGGAGAGCGTGACGCCGCTCCGGATCCGGCACATGACCACCCCGCGGGTGAAGATGGATACAGCTATCGGGAAGTGGGGCTGGCATGGGAAACTGAAGATGATTGATTATGCCGGAGGTGGTGAAAAGGTGGAAGTCGTTAAGATTGCCGGCGGGAACGCGGAGAAGCCGGTGAACATGCGGAAGAGCGCAAGCAGCGCATCTCCTATCATCGCGCTGATCCCCCAGGGATCGAACGTGGACCTGCTGGAGAGCGGCGCGAACTGGAGCCGGGTAAGATACGAAAACCAGACCGGTTATGTGGCGAATGCCTTCGTCAATCGGGAAGATTCGGAGGACACCGTGGCCGTCAGCAAGAAAGAGCTGGAGCGGGCCTATGACATTCTGGGCGATCTGCTGGGACTGCGGGGGTGAGTGAGATGCAGGAATTTATCGTGAAGTATTGGCTGGAAGCTCTGTTTGGTCTGGTTGCGGCCGGGCTGTCTGCCGGATATGCGCACCTGTCCAAACGGCTGAAGGCCGAGAGAATCAAGAATCAGGCCATCGAGAACGGCCTGCGGGATCTTTTGCGGATCCAGATCCTGGACAACTATGACCAGTGCGTCAGCGCGGGGAACGTCATAAGCGTCAGCCGGAAGGACGCGCTGGACTCTGCCTACCAGTCGTATCACGCCCTGGGCGGGAATGGAACGATCACACGGGTGCATGAGGAGATCATGCAGATGAGAATTGTGTAAGGAGGAGAAGCTATGTATCTGGAATGGTTGAAGGCGGCTCTGATCCGGGCGGTTCGGACTTTTGCGGAGGCGATGCTGGCCTACATCGGGACCGGCGCCCTGGTGCTGGGGGATGTCAACTGGTTGGCGGCACTGTCTGCCGGAGCCTTCGGCTTCATCACGGCCATGCTTCTGGCCCTGACCGGATTGCCGGAGGTGGATCAGAAGAAGCAGGAGAATCAGGAAGAGGAAACTGAGAAGAAACCGCCTGATAATGATGAAGGCTATGTATTGTAAAAATGGATATGAAAAGACCCCCGGAGAAATCCGGGGGTTCTTTTATTACACCGCGATGGTGTAGATCAGGACTCGCGGGTTCGGATGTGACCCGCTTAGTACACCAATCGGATCATTGTCCGAACTTTCTATCACATCGCTCAGCTGCACGGTGGCCTGCCCTTCGACAGCGTTTATGGCGATTTTCAGCCGGCCGTCATCGAAGACGAAGACCGCATTGACGAAGGTCTGGATCAGCTGATACTGGCGGTCTGGATTGTCCCGGTTATACTTCGCCATCTTCTGGAGGAAGAAGAGGATCCTGTCGCGGTCAAGGAGCTGAGACCGGGAAAACTCCATTTCAGCCAGGGTGGCCCGGAGCTTTTCGGCGGAGTCTTCCAGAGCTTTCAGCCGGATGGAGGTGGAGGAGTTCCAGATGCCCTCCGCGATGGCGTCGTTAATGTTATTGATCTTCTTTTCCGTGGCCTTCAGCTCCTCCTGCATGGCAGCGCGCGGGGAGCTCTGGTCATAAGCTTTCTGGGCCTCCAGAATGGCATCCGCGATCTTCTCCTGCTCCGGCCCGGTCAGACAGCGGTCGTAGATGAAATCCAGAACGGCCTTTTCTATATCATCCTTCCGGACGGATTTCTTTTCGCAGACGCGCTTGTAGCCTCCGCGGGCTTTGTGGCCGGTGCAGGAATAATAATAGTATTTTGATCCGGTCTTGGATGTGCCGGAATCCCCGACCATGGGACGGCCGCAGAGGCCGCAGAAGATCTTTCCGGTGAGGAGGAAGTCCGCCGGACTGTTTTCGATGTGCCTTCCTGTTTTCTCTTTCATACGCTGCGCCCTTTCCCAGTCTTCACGGCTGATGATCGCCGGCATGGCGTCCGGGATCCGGTACTCGTTCCAGATGTAGACGCCGGTGTATCTTTCATTGGAGATCATCCGGTTGATTACGGATGCGGAGATCTGGCCGCCCCTGACTCCCTTCAGGCCGGCCCCGTTCATCTCTTTGGCGATGACGGCGGCAGAATATCCGGCCAGATACTTCTCAAAGACCTTCCGCACCAGCGGGGCCTGATCCGGGTTGAGGATGTATCGGCCATCCGCTCCCCGCTGGTAGCCGTAAATGGAAGCCCCATTTGAAAGCCCTTTGGCGGCATTGTCCCGAAGCCCTCTGGTGACGTTTTCGGCGAGGTTTCTGGAATACCATTCCGCGATGGATTCCAGCATGCCTTCCGTGAGGACGCCAGCGGCCCCGGTCGGGATCGGCTCCATGGCATAGACCACATTCACCCCATGATCCCGCAGCTGGCCTTTATAGATTGCCGAATCCCGGCGGTTACGCCCGAAGCGGTCAACCTTCCACGCGATGACGGTGTCAAAGGTCCCGGTCTCAGCTGCGGCCAGCATGGAGGAGAATTCCACGCGGGCGGAAGTGTTCTTGAAGCCAGACTTGGCGTGATCCGCGTATTCATGGACGATGGTGTAGCCTTCCCTGGCCGCATAGGCCCGAATGTCCTGCAGCTGCTGCTCGATGGAGACATCCCGCTGGCCGGCGGAGGAATACCGGGCATAGGCCACAGCGGTCTTCGGACGGCAGGAGGGTGATTGCTTCTTCTTCATGATTCCTCCAGCATTTTCAGGACGTCATCAGGAGAGATGATCTGAATCTTTCCGCCTTCCTGGGAAATCTTCCTGGCTGAAATAACAGCGCTGGAAACATAAGTCTGCGGAAGATTCGGGAACGAGCCCATGACCAGATAGTCTGTCGCGGCGGATGATTTCTGTGTACATTTCCCGCCATGTTCCATGATTATCTTTTCAAATTCTGCGCGCTCATAATCGCCCATTTTGCCAGTCAGAACGAATCTTTTCTTAGACAGTTTATTATCAATTGCTTCGACTGTCCCGGTGTAATGATCATTTGAATATCCGGGTTCATAGTTTTCCGGAAGCGGCAGATTGAATTCTTTTTCCAGCGACACAATCATCAGCTTTGCGAGGGCTTCTGCATCGTCAAGCGCACGGTGCGCACCTGGGTTTTCAATTCCAGCGGCAGACAGGAACGTGGAGAGCTTCTTGTCTGGAAGATCCGGCCAGAAGAGCTTCAGACTGTAAGAGTCAAAATACTTCTTTGGATATCTAAACCGATAACGCAGACACGCCTGGGCGATAAACCGGGAATCAAAGTTGGCGTTATGCGCGACCAGTACATCTGAACCAACAAATGAAAGAAAATCCGGAAGAACTTCATAGATCTTAGGAGCGCCGGCGACCATGTCATCTGTGATATGATTCACAGAGGAGGCCTTTGGCGGGATCGGCCGCCCAGGGTTCACCAGCTGTTGATACTTTTCTTTAATCATACCATGGTCAACACGAACAGCAGCAATTTCTATGATGGCATCATCTGACTGGCTGAATCCTGTTGTTTCCAGATCAAAGCAGACATAGCTTTGATAGTCGCCAAACAGAAATTCGTCCTGCTCCAGAATTGAGAAATTAGCCGTATCAGCATAATCGGTCCGGAAAGCCTGTGAAAGAGGATTTCTTGCAATGGCCGCTTCAATCTCTTCATAAGGGGACAGCTTCGGCAACGGAGATGGAATGTTCGCGTTTTGCGGGGGCGTTTCCGTCTTCTTAGAAAACAGCTTGTCAAACAGTCCCATAATCATATCCTCCTTTTTATTTCACTGCAGGATGCTGCAGCAGAGTAGCCAGGGCGTCAGATCTGGCACGTTCATCTGCGGCCCGGTAAACATCCAGGAGTTTCAATTCATCTTCCGTGAGCGTCGATTCCACGATTGAATAAGCGGGAGCAGGCATATCCCAGCCCATCAACCAGTCAACAGTAGTGTGATAAAGGCGGGCGATTTCCTCCAGCTTTGACTGCTTGGGGGACCGTGTTCCGTTCCTCCATGCGCTGATTGTTTGCTTTGATACATTCAAATATTCTGCAATCCTGGAATCAGAACGTGGATCTGCATCGAATAGTTCGTTCAGCCTTTCCTGATTGGTTGCTATCTTTGCCATTTGTTTCGCCTCCTTTGATCGAATTCAATTATATCCAAATTGTGGACTAAAAGCAACCAGAAAAAAGAAAATTTGTCCACAAAACTGTTGACAAAGGAAGAAGAAAGTTTTAAGATACGCTTGTCCACAATTTTGTAGACCTTGAGGGAGGAGGTGAATATCATGGAGAAGGCCCAGAAAAACACAAAACTGCTTGGCCGTATTGTTTCGGAATGCGGAAATCTGGCCGAATTCGAAAGGCTCACCGGGTGGAGCCATCGTAAAGTGTCTTATATTCTGAACAGACGGCAGGAACCAACAGCCAAAGAGATCGAAAAAATGTCCACAATCCTGAACGTGACCATCCCGGAAGACATGAGAGTTCTTTTTTTCTAATTGAGTCCACAAATTTGTGTACTGAGGTGAAACCATGACGATTCAGGTGGAAAGGACAGACACCAGGCCGGATTACAAACCGCTGGCCGGTGTGCTGCTGGGGGAGATCCGGCAGTACTTCGAGGATCCGGAGCATGAGGCTGAATATCAGGCCTGGTTGAAGGAGAGGAGAGCGCATGGGCAGATTCATTCGATTAACCGGCGCGCGGTGTTCGACCGTGGATGACAAAACGGTCTACACCCCACGCGGGGACATCTACATCAACCGGGATCAGGTCGTCTGCTTCTACGACCACACGGTCATTGTTGCCGGGCATCAGATCCGGGTGATGGACGAGGAGAAAGAACTCTATCGGAAGATTGTATTGACCCCATAAAAAAAGCCCTCCGGCAGATGGGGAGATCCGCCGGAGGACAGCAAGGGGATATGGTATGTACAGGAGGATTATAGCATGAAAGGTTACAGAAGGCAAAGTGAATCTATCGTGGAGAAGCTGGGCGGGAAGATCAATTGCATCGCCATGGCGATCTTCGCGGCGGTGGCGATCACGGCCGGCATCCTCTGGATGGATGCCGAAGACGCAAAGGCCAGGGAGGCTCAGTACATCGACTCCTGGCCGATCACCATGAATCAGCATATTGAATGGGAGTGGGCGGGAAAATGCAAGTGAGCGGGATCTGTTATTTGCTTCGGCAGAAGGGAACCGGAGAGTATCTGTCAGCGCTGGTTTCGCCCAGGGGCGTCCCGCGGCTGAGTATCTACAAGTATGACGCGGCAAAGATCTGGGACATCGAGCAGGCCCGGCAGATCGTGCGGAAGCTGAAACGGCTGGATCTGGAGATTGTAAGGTTCAACTGGCTGAACGGGACGGTGGTGGGGAGTGAAGACTGAACAGACCAGCATGTTCGAGCTCCTGAACGAATACGAAACGCCGATGCTGCCGATTGAAAAGCAGAAGTGCGGCGTAAAGGGCTGGATCATCGAAGTGAGCTGTATTTGTCTGAAGAAAAACGGCCATGATCGTGACTGGATAGGTGTTTGCACCAGGCCGATTGTCTTCGAACAGAGTACAAGGAAAGATTCAGATGGGATCCTCCACCAGTACGCACAAACAACCAGGGGGCCGTATCACGGCTGGTGGGGTCCGGTCTACACAGTTTTTACACGCCGCCCAAGCTGGAACGACTGCGTTCGATACGTAAGGGAACACAGACACAGCGGAGATCCTGAAGAAGTCAGATATTACGAAATCATCGGACTTTGGGACGACGCCAAACATGAATATTGAAAGGGGCATGACCATGACCTTAACAAGAACAATCAAACTGCTGGAATCGCTGAAAGAGTACACCGAGGATGAGCTGCAGACCTCGGGAAATGATTACTCGCTGGTGGCGATTGATCCGCTGGATGTGGAGGCGCTGAAGTTCGCCATTGGGAAGCTGAAGGCGGTCAAGTCTCTGCAGAGCATTCTGAATCCGGAGGAGGAAGAAGCTGAATGATGGATCAGATTCCCGACGCGCCATGGATCCGGGAGGCGGAGCGGAAAGGCATCCCGCCCTATGATGATCTGCCGGATCCGGTCTGCCCCATCTGCGGGAAGGAATGCGTGACGATCTATCTGGATGACGGATGCCTGAACGTTATCGGCTGCGACAACTGCATCCGGAAGATGGATGCCTGCGAATGGCAGGAGGAAGAGATGGCCAGCCGTGGGCCTGAAGAATAGGAGGTGAACAGCATGCGAAGAAGGGCTAACAAGTGGAAGCCGAAGATGATCGGGCCGCCGGCGGCCCTGGCCTATGACAGCGCGGACTGCCCGTATCCCGGCCTGATCCGGGTGTGCTTTGACGACGGCCACACGGTCGTCTACAGCGCGCGGGAGGTGGTGGCCCCGATCATTACCCAGCGGGAAGAGACCACCGTGATCGTGGAATACGAAGCTCCGAAGCGCCGGAGACGGGCGCCGGGGATCCCCAGCCGGAGGAGGCTCCGGCCGGATTATGATGACGATTGAAAGGAGACAGCATGAACATTACCAGAGGAAAGATCCAGACGGCCCTGAAGGTGGTTGTCTACGGACCGGAAGGGATCGGAAAGAGTACTTTTGCGGCGAGGTTCCCGGCCGCGGTATTCATCGACACGGAGGGGAGCACGACCCACATGGATGTGGCCCGGTTTGACCGGCCGGAGAAGTGGACGGACATTCTGGACGCGGTGGACTGGGCGGCGGCCCATCCGGATCAGGTCGGCACGGTTGTGATTGACACGGCGGACTGGGCGGAGAAGCTGGCGACCAGGTATGTCTGCAAGGAGGAGTCCATCAACAAGAGCGGCGACACCCGCGGATGGGACAACATCGAGGCGCCCGGATACGGCAAAGGATATGTGTATCTCAAGGCAGCCTATCAGGTGCTCCTGGACAAGGCCCAGAAGGCCGTGGAGTCGGGGGTCAATGTGGTCTTCACCGCCCATGCGATCCTGAAGAAGTTCGAGCAGCCGGACGAGATGGGAAGCTACGACCGCTGGAGCCTGAAGCTGAACGAGAAGAACGTGGCCCCACTGGTGAAGGAATGGGCCGACATGGTGCTTTTCGCCAACTACAAGACCGATGTGGTCAAAACCAGCGACGGCAAGACCAAGGGACGGGGCGGTCAGAAGCGGGTCATGTACACCACGCACAGCGCATGCTGGGACGCGAAGAACCGCTTCGGACTGGAGGATCAGCTTCCCTTCGAATATGATCAGATCGCCCACCTTTTCGCGGATGACCGTGGACCGGTGGCGGAGGTCCATGAAGAGCAGAAGAAGGAGACGCCCGTGAAGGCCCCTGAGAGGCCGCAGGAGCGCGTGAAGCCGAAGGCGGATATTTCTACCGCCACGGTCGTTCCAGCGCCCCAGCCTGCACAGGAGCAGGAGAAACTGATGAATTCCGTGGTCCCCGGAGGAGGCGGCCGGAAGAAGAAAGCCGAGAAGGAAGAGATCCCGAAGGAACTTCCGGAGATGATGCGCAGCGACAACCCGGAGAAGGCCGCCGCCCTGAAGAAGCTCTGGGAGAAGATGCGGGAAAGCGGCGTCCCTGATCCGCTGATCGTGATGGCCGTGGTGGCCGAGAAGGACTACTACGACATCTCTACCCAGATCCGGGACTATGATCTGGATTTTATCAACGACGTGCTGATCGAAGCCTGGGATCAGGTGAACAGCCTGTGCCAGACCAAGATTTGTGATCTTCCATTTTAAATTGAGAAAGGAGATTTTTGAAAATGGCTAATGAAGAAGTAAAGATCTACGACTGGGACGACATGATCGAGAATGACGGGGGCGAGAGCTTCGAGTCCGTCATCCTGCCGGAGGGGAATTACCCCTTCGAGGTGATTAATGTGGAGAAGTCCTGGTATGACGGCAGCGCGAAGGTTCCGGCCTGCAATATGGCCAAGGTCTTCCTCCGGATCGACGGCGGGGAGAAGGGGACGGCCCTCTGCGTCGAACAGCTGTATCTTTGCGACAAGTTCGAGTGGAAGGCCGCGGCGTTTCTCCGGGCCATCGGCATGAAGAAGCACGGAGAGCCCACCCAGTGGCGCAAGCTCACCCAGTGCGACGGCGAGACCGGCCGCTGCCAGATCTACGTGGACGAGTTTGAAGGCCGGAACGGAGCCCAGCAGAGTAACAAGATCCGGCGGTTCTTCGACAAGGAGGACGAGGCGCCGAAGAAGGCGTTCAAGAAGGGAGCATTCTGATCCGTATGATCGACCTGAATGAAGCCCGGAGTCTGCTTGGGCATATCCCCTGCAGCGCGGTCTCCTATCAGGACTGGGTCAACGTGGGGATGGCCCTCCATCAGGAGGGCCTGCCCTGCGGGCTCTGGGATGAGTGGAGCCGCAACGACACCAGATATCACGCGGGGGAGTGCGAGCGGAAGTGGCGTACCTTCGGGGGCGGCCAGACACGCGTCACCATGGGGACGGTTTACCATATGGCCGAGACCTTCGGATGGAAGCCGGCGGACAACGTCCACACCTATGGCTGGGATGACTATATCGTCTATGACGGTGAGCCCGTGGACACCAGCGGATGGCACAAGGAAGACACCGCGCCTCTTCCTCCGCCGCCCGTGGAATACAACGCGGTGAAGGATATTACCGACTATCTGAGCGCGGTCTTCGAGCCGGAAGACAGGGTCTGTTATGTGACCAATGCCTACAAGGACGAGGACGGCAAGTGGAAGCCCTACGGAAAGAACAACGCCCGGACGGCCAAGCAGCTGCTGGATTCCATTAAGAAGCATCCGGATGACATGACAGACACATTCGGAACCTACAATCTGGAGGCCGGGGTCTGGATCTGCTTCAATCCCATGGATGGCGAGGGCCGGGGCAACAAGAATGTCACCAGCTACCGGTATGCTTTGGTGGAGAGCGACACCCAGGACATCGAAACACAGTATCAGCTGCTGCAGGATCTGCGGCTGCCGATCAGGATGCTGGTGCACTCTGGCGGAAAGAGCCTGCATGCCATTGTGCACATCGGGGCGGTGGACTACAAGCAGTATCAGGAGCGGGTGGATTATCTCTACACGGTCTGCCGGAAGCATGGACTGGTGGTGGATACGCAGGACAAAAACCCCAGCAGACTCAGCCGGTTCCCTGGCTTCCAGCGGGGCGAGCGGAAGCAGTACGTGGTGGATCGGGACATGGGCCTCAGCGACTGGGTCGAGTGGCGTCACTGGATTGAGGACGACATGGTCGAGCCGCTGAATGTGGTCAACCTGGGCGAGATCTGGGACTGCATGCCGCCGGTGAAGCCGGAACTGATCGAGGGGATCCTGCGGCAGGGGCACAAGATGCTGCTGGTTTCCAGCAGTAAGGCCGGGAAGACCTTTGCGCTGGTGGAGCTGGCAATCAGCATCGCCGAAGGCCGGCGGTGGATCGGATTCCAATGTAAGCAGGGGCGGGTGCTGTACCTGAACATGGAGCTGGACGAAGCCTCTTTTGATGACCGGATGAAGCGCGTCTATGAGGCCATGAATCTGAAATACAAGCATCCGGAAAACATCGATATTGTGCATCTGCGGGGGCGGGCCGAAAGCATGGAAAAGCTGGTTCCCCAGATCACCCGAACCATGAAGGGCAAAGAGTACGCAGCCATTATTCTGGACCCGACCTACAAGCTCGGCATCGGAGACGAAAACGCCGCGGAGGCTGTGATTCAGTTCACCAACGCTATCGACCGGATCGCGAACGGAGGAGCTTCCGTCATCTATGCGCACCATCACAGCAAGGGCGCCCAGGGAGCAAAGGCCAGCATGGACAGAGCCAGCGGCTCCGGCGTCTTCGCCAGAGATGCAGATGCGCTCCTGGACATGATCGAGCTCCGGATCCCGAAAGAAAAGGCCGAAGAGGTCGCCGAGGAATACGGAGCAGGCGCGACTGCATGGAGGCTGGAGGCTACACTTCGTGAGTTCCAGCGGATCGAGCCGGTGAATCTTTTCTTCTCCTATCCTCTGCACGAAGTGGACGCCGGCGGGATCCTGAAGGACGCCAACCTGGAAGAGAACGAGCGCAGCATGGAGAACGGCCGGGAGCTGGGAAATCTGGCGAAGGCCGGAAAGAAAGCAGACATGAAGTCCCGACTCCTGGAGGCTATCCGGCGGGATGAAGAGTTCTCCGGCAAAAGGAAGACTCAACCGGAATATGCTGCTGAATTCGGACTGTCAGAGAAGACGATTCGGAACTACATGAAGGAGCTGAAAGAGGCCGCGGAAGAGGAATGAAAAAGCGGAAACAAAACCGGCAAAAACCGGAAAAACCAGTTTATATAGATATAGTTTCCGGTATTACCTATATGTTTCCGGTAAGGAAGGAAAGGGGGCCCCGTACCCCTCTTTCCGTCCTTCCTCCGAAACATTCCGCGCCGCTTCCGGTTCCGGTGAGTGAAAGGAGCTGACAAACATGATTGACGACCGCACCAGACAGAAGATCGAACAGTATCTGCCGAATCCTCCAGATCCGGAGCTTGGCTTTAGCGAATACTTCTACCGCCAGTCCACCATGAAGGGAGAGCAGGTGATTAAGGTCCAGGTGACCGGCATCTTCCCCGGAGAAATGCATCAGCCGGACGAATACGAAATCTTCCAGATCAGAGCCGATGGGCTCCGTTGGGTGGATGTCGGCTGGGGCAATCGTTGTAGAGGGGCTTTCATGTCCCAGCTGTACGACAACAGGCAGGACTGCCGGGATCAGACACACCCGTGGGTTGAAGACTGGGAGGAGCTGAGGGAGATCCAGATGAAAGGCGGTGAAGGAGAATGACAATCGGTGAATTGGCCAATTATGCAGAATCACAGTTTATTCTGAGGCATACCAAACTTTCGGATTGGCGTCCGGCCAGTGATATGTATATTGATGACTTATGTGTTCCGGTTGTTGCGTTTGGTAAACAATTTGTTGTTATCCCGTACGGAATACGATTTTGGCTGGAAAATGGCGATTCGATCATTTATGTAAAAAATAAGGAAGCCGGCGAGAGTAAAACGAAATTAAGTGGAATTGTTTGCTGCAAGGATTGCACTTATCGTGGAGAAATAAACTGTCCGCAGTATTACAGACGTGCAGAACTTTCGGACGACTACTTTTGCGCTGACGGGGAAAGGAGCGATGACAATGCCTGACAGACAGAACACGATCAGCAATCTGGAGACGAATATCCGTTGGATTGAGGATCACGAACAGCATCAGTTTCCCGGATGGGGGAATGTAACCATGGCAATGCGGGATGCTGTCGAACTGCTGAAAGAGCAACCAGAGATCGTTCTGTGCAAGGACTGCAAACACTACATGACGATACATTGCACTTGTGACGGTTGTTGCATTTCTGATGATTGGTACTGTGCTGATGGGAAAAGGGCGGAAAAATCATGAGAGAATGGAAAGTGCCTGTGCAATCATTGATTGACCATATCAAAACGGCAGTTGATGTTGACCCGTGGGCTAAAGAAATGGCCGAGGAACTTCTGAAAAAGCAGGAAGACATGATCCCGATCTCAACCGTGGCTGAGTATCTTGCACAGTACGCAGCTCCTCCGGTCAGGAGTCCTCTCGCTGTATACGGGGATCTGGTGAAGGCGTGGGAACGATTCTTTGAGGGGCTGAAAAAGAGCGTGAAGGAGTCAGACAAATGGAAGGAATGACAAAGATCATGCTGGACATGGATCCTCCGACAGCGACAAGCCAGGAGAACAAGACGGCCGTGGTCAACGGGCGGCTGATGCACTACAAGAGCAAGGGAGCGAAGGAGACCTTCCGGATCCTGGCTGAAGCTCTCCGTCCGTATGCTCCGGTGAAACCCCTGGACGGGCCAATCCAGCTGATCTGCAGCTGGAAGTTCCGGGCGACCAAGACACACAGAAGCGGCCAGTGGAAGATCAGCAGGCCGGACACCGACAATCTGCAGAAGGCCCTGAAGGATGTCATGACCCGGCTGGGCTTCTGGGTGGATGACAGCCGGGTCTGCAGTGAATGCATCATGAAGACGTGGAGTGATGATCCGGGGATCACGATCATGTATGGGAGGCTGGAGGATGGAACGAGTTGAGCCATTTATCAAATGCGTGGATTACTGGAACGAGAATATCCCAGAGGTTAAGCTGCAGGCATATGCAAGCATGATCCGGGAAGGACAGATCCGGAACGCCAGCGTCCGATATTACCGGCTGATCTGCGTCACCATTGTGAGCTACTACGCCAACCAGCCGCATGAATGGATCCTGCAGGAACTCCGAAAGAGGGCCGGCAGACTGGAGGCGGAGGCATGAAGCACTACATACCGAGATGGGAAAACGTAGGGATTACCAAGGAGCGGTATCTGGAGCTGTTGCACTTCTGCCGGCAGTATCCCGAATGGAAGACGGAGGCCGCCAGCCTGACCGGTCCGAAGGGAATCAGCATTGACGGGATGCCGCATGGATCCTCTGTCGGGGATCCTGTCGCGGCCGCAGCTGAACGCCGGGCCGGACTGATCGCCAAGGTGCAGCTGGTGGATGATTGCGCAGCTGCTGTCGGGGAAGGCAGATGGTACACGGCCCTGATCCAGAACATCTGCATGGGCAGGCCTTACGTACTGCTGGACAGCGCAATCCTGCCGTCGTCAGACCGAAACAGCTTCTTCAATGTGCGGAAACTGTTCTTCATTGCTCTTAACGAGAGGATGATGTGATGAGCAAGAAATACAGTGAAATCACAATGGAGAAATTGCTGACGAAGTATCCGCCGCGGGGATCGTGGGGCTGGCATCGAACATCCTACAACCGGTACGGATCTGTCGGAGATGTTCATGATGGTTATGTCTCGGATAAGCTTAAGAAGTGTCCGGTCTGCGGTAGACTGTCTGTATTCCAGGAAGACATCTATCAGCCAGCGCCGGAAGGCGAGCCTGCGAAGATCTTCTACGGATTCTGCCCGACATGTGAATTAAGGACACGGAAGCCAGGGACGCTGAAGGAAGCTGTCATTCAGTGGCAGACGCGGAAGTTTTCACCGGATTCTCTGCTGGTCTGCCGGCGGCCCAGACTGTGCGCGGAAGGATGCCGGAGGCTGTCCAACAAGATGATTGCCATGGCGATTGATGACGCTGTCTTCTATGCCCAGGAGCGGCAGGAGACGGTTGAAGGATCCAATGCGTGGAAGAATCTGGGCGCACAGCTGCAGAAGCTGGAGGAGTTCTTCCGGACATCCGTCTTCATGTTTGGCAGGGATGCAGACAGCGTGATCTCTGACATCAGGATGCTGCTCTATCCTGAGCTGGAACCGAAGGACAGGATCAGGATTCCTCTGCATCTGGATGAGCTGTACAAGGGGAAAGAGATTGTGATCGAATGCATGAACCGGAAGAATGGGAAATAATACTCCGGGGGCACTCCTAATGTGATAACTTGCTAACGTGGAAAGATGGGACAGACCATAAGAGTATCTGCTTGACGGTGGGCGGATACTCTTTTCCTTATTCGGCAGCCGGCTTCTTTGCTCCTTTAAGCTGGCGGGTTCGCACGCATATATATATTGCAGCAGAGAGGTGGGGCTGGCGTGCGCTTTGGTAAAGACCCAGAATTTTCGGATGCATTTTATGTATCACCGGAGTGGCGGAAATGTCGGGCAGGATACCTGGCCAGTGTTGGCGGACTGTGCGAGAGATGCGCAAAGCGCGGGCTGATCGTTCCCGCTGATCAGGTGCACCACAAGGTCAGGCTCACGCCTGAGAACCTTAGTGATCCGTCAGTCGCTCTGAACTGGGGCAACCTGGAGGCGCTGTGCTTTAACTGCCATCAGGCGGAGCACAAAGGAGCGAAGCGGTGGAAGTGCAACCCGGACGGAACCATCCGGATCTTGGGATAGCCCCCCTGGGTGAGGGAGCGCCGGCGCCCGCGGCGCAGGTCCGGTCGTGCATCCGAATTTCGCTCTACGGGTCTAAGTTTTGATTTTTTCACGGGAGGAGGTGCGAAATTGACCAGAAAGAAACTTTCTTTCAAGGCGATCATGGAACTTGCTGAACAGTATGGCGTATCTGAGAACGTTCTGTTCAGATCTGCCGCTGATCGGTACATGGGCCAGGTTGAGATGATTGCGAAGATCCAGAAGGATATCGACAGCCGAGGGCTGATGATCGAGCGGATTAACGTGAAGGGAGATGTGAACCCGGAGCTGAATCCGCTATGCGCACAGCTCCCGAAGTTTAACGACACCGCTAACAAGACGCTGGGCCAGATGCTGGACATCATTCTGAAGCTGGGGACGCAGGCTCCGGCGGGCGATAAGCTGGGTGAATTCCTGGATGAATGAGAACTGGATCCTCCGCTATTACCAGATGATCGAAGACGGCAGCGTCACGGTGGGCCGCTGGATCCGGATGCTGTATGAGCGGATCGTTTCTGATCTGGAAGAGAAGGTCTACTTCTTCGATCAGAAAAAAGCGAACAAGGCCATCCGGTTCTTCGAGAACTTCTGCCACCACAGCAAGGGCCGCCTGGCTCCCAGGCTGGTGAAGCTGGAGACATGGCAGAAAGCTCTCCTGTCCTGCATCTTCGGGCTGGTCGATGAGAAGGGCATCCGGATATACCGGGAGATCTTCGTGGTGATGGGCCGGAAGTGCGGGAAGTCGCTCCTGGCCTCCGGAATCGCAGAATATATGGCCTATGCGGATGGAGAGCGAGGAGCTGACTGTTATTTCCTTGCCCCGAAGCTGGATCAGGCGGACATCGTTTTCAATGACTTCTGGCAGAGCGTCAGCGCTGAACCGGATCTGATGAAGATCACGAAGAAGCGGAAGATGGACATCTACATCGAAAGCACGAACACCAGCATCAAGAAGGTCCCGTTTTCTGAGAAGAAGAGCGACGGCTTCAACCCACACCTGGCGGTATGTGATGAGGTGGCCGCCTGGGTGGGCGATCAGGGCATCAAACAGTATGCTGTAATGACCTCCGCTCTGGGCAGTCGCGAACAGCCCATGATTCTGAGCATCACGACCGCCAACTATGTGAACGATGGGATCTATGATGAGCTGTTCAAGAGGGGAACAAGCTTCCTGCAGGGCAACAGCCGTGAAAAGCGGATGCTGCCTTTTCTTTATCAGATCGACGATCTGGACAAGTGGAACGACCTGAGCGAGCTGCAGAAGAGCATCCCGAATCTGGGTGTATCGGTTAGCGCAAGCTACATTCTGGAGGAGATCGCCAAGGCGGAAGAGTCGCTGGCGAACAAGGCCGAATTCCTGACGAAGTTCGCCTGCATCAAACAGAACAGCTCCATGGCCTGGCTGAACACGCAGGACATCCAGAAGGCGTTCAGCGGAGGCATCGGGCCGGGATGGAAGCCGATCCGCAGCGGGGATCTGAAGGATGTTCCCTGCGAGCTGACCTATGAGGACTTCCGGCACAGCTACGCGCTGGGCGGGATCGACCTTTCCATGGCGGTCGACCTGACCGCCGCGGTGATCGTGATCGAGCGGGACGGCATCAGCTGGTTCTTCACCCAGTTCTTCATGCCGGAGGGCAAGATCGAGGAGGCCACGGCCAGAGACGGCCTGCCATACCGGCTGTATGCGGAGCGGGGGCTTCTGACGGTCTGCGGGGAGAATACGGTGGACTATCACCGGGTTCATGAGTGGTTCCAGATGCTGGAGCGTGACTATGAGATCCTGCCGCTGAAAGTCGGATATGACAGATATTCAGCGGCTTATCTGGTGCAGGACATGGCGGCAGACGGATTTTCGATGGAGTCTGTCAGCCAGGGGAGCAACCTGACCGGCGTCCTGATCGACATGGAAGGCATGATCAAAGACGGGCGGCTTCGGTGCGCGGACAACAACGACCTGATGAAGGTGCACATGCTGGATGCCGCTCTGAAGTTTGAGGACGGGACGAACAGGCGCCGGCTGATTAAGGTCAACAAGAACGGCCATATCGACGGCATGGCGGCTCTGTCGGATGCGATCTGCATGCGGCATAACTACTACGAAGAGATGAGCGCGCAGCTTGCTAATGCGAGGTGATTTTGATGGGACTCTTGGAGGCGATCTTCGGACGCCGGAAAGCCGCGGAGGATGGGCAGAATGTCAGCTATAAGACGCTGACGGCTTATCAGCCCGCATGGAGCAGCTGGGGCGGCGCGTTGTATGAGAGTGAGCTGGTGAGGGCCGCTGTGGATGCCAAGGCCAGACACACGGCCAAACTGCAGTATCGGATGGAAGGATCCGCGAGGCCGAAGCTGTACACGCAGACACGGAATGTGCCGAATGCCTGGATGACGTGGGCGCAGTTTTTGGAAAGGTGCTCCAACATCTATGAAGTGGAGAACAACCTGTTCGTGGTTCCGACTCTGGATGAATTCGGAGAAGTGAGCGGATTCTTCCCGGCTGTGCCTTCGGGATGCAAGGTGGTCGGCAAGGATTCGACCGATCCGTGGCTTCAGTTCAGCTTCATCGGAGGCGAAAAGCGGAGCATCCCGCTGCGGCGGGTGGCCATGGTTGTGAAGCATCAGCTGAAGGATGATTTCTTCGGCGAGACCAACCGGGCTCTGACGCCGACCATGGAGCTGGTGAACATGATCAACCAGGGGATTCAGGAGGGCGTCAAGAACAGCGCGACCTTCCGGTTCATGGCCCAGCTGACGAACAAGAGCTTCGACGAGGACCTGAAGAAAGAGCGGGAGCGTTTCGACAAGAACAACTTCCAGAACGGCTCCGGCGGTCTTCTGCTTTTCGGAAACCAGTTCACCAACATCCAGCAGATCAAGCAGGACGGCTACAAGGTGGATCCGGAGCAGATGCGGCTGATCCGTGAGAACGTGATGAACTACTTCGGGGTCAGCGAGGCTGTGCTCCAGAACAAGGCATCCGGAGATGATCTGGACGCCTTTTTCAATGGGTGCATCGAGCCCTTCGCCATCAAACTCAGCGAGGCGCTGACGCGGATCGTGTTTACCCAGCGGGAAATGAGCGGCGGAAACCGGATCACCTTCACGGCGAACCGGCTGCAGTATATGGCCACGGGAAGCAAGATTTCCATGGCCAAGGAGCTGGGCGACCGGGGCGTCCTGATGATAGATGAGATCCGCGAGCTGTTCAACTATGAGCCGCTGCCGGACGGGGCCGGGCAGCATGCGCCGATCCGCGGCGAGTACTACATGGTGGACGAAGGAAAACAGGACGGAGGCGACACCAATGAATAACAGAGAAATCCGCTTCAGACCGCTGGAGCTTCGGGCGGAAGAAACCGAACAGGATGCGGTCATTGAAGGATATCCGATTGTTTTCGGCCAGGAGACCGACATGGGAGACTGGCGGGAAGTAATTGATGCCGAGGCCGTCGGGGACGGGAAGGTCCTCCGGGATGTGGCCCTGATGGTCGGGCATGACTTCGGGATGATCCCGCTGGCCCATAGCCGGCGGAACAATGGCAGCGGCACGATGACCCTGACCGCGGATGAACACGGCGTGAAGATGCTGGCAGTGCTGGATGTCAAGAACAACCCGAAGGCGCAGGAAGCTTATTCCGCGATCAGACGCGGGGACATTTCCGGAATGTCGTTCGCGTTTGTCGTTGATAAGGAAGCCTGGGAAGACCTGGACACCGAGAAGCCGCTGCGCCGGATTACCGGAATCAGCGACATCTTCGAGGTGAGCCTGGTAGCCTTCCCGGCTTACAAAGGGACTTCTGTTCAGGCCGCTTCGGAGGGCGACGCGCTGGAAAGCGTGCGCGCCTCGCTGGAGAGCGCAAAGGCGGAGCTGGAAGAGAAACGGAAGGCCGCAGCTGATGCAGAGCGCCGGATGGCGCTGATTGCCCGGCTGGAAAATCTGACAAAGGAGGACAGCTGATATGAATCTGTCCGAAATGAACAGCGAACAGCTGGAAGCCCGGCTGGAAGAGCTGAAGGAAGAGACCAGCGTGGAAAAGCGGGACGCGCTGGACAATGACGAGCTGGAGACCCGGATCAGCGAGATCGAAGGCATCCAGAAGGAACTGGAGTCCCGAAGAGCGGCCGCCGCCGAAGAGGCCCGGAAGGCCGCCGAGATCGCCAAGAAAGACGGCGAAGAAATCATCAAGGAGGACAAGAAAATGGAGAACCGTTTCGCTGTGAACTCTCCCGAATACCGGGAAGCGTTCCTCAAGAACCTGCAGGGCAAGGAGCTGACCGCTGAAGAGCGCACCGCTGTAGTGGCCACCGCTGCGATCCCCACCGAGACCGCCAACAAGATCTGGGGCAAGATGCAGCTCTATCCCATCCTGAACGCCATCGATGTGATGCACATCCCCGGCAACGTAATCCTGCCCGTGGAAGGCATGATCAACGACGCGGCTGTGGTTGCCATGGGCACCGCTGCCACCGACGGCGCAGACACGCTGGCTCCCGTTTCCCTGGGCGCCTACAAGCTGATCAAGACCGTGGAGATCACCGCGGACGTGAAGGCCATGGCCGTTCCCGCTTTCGAGGACTGGCTGGTTGACCGCCTGGCCAACAAGCTCTTCCGCATGGTGGCCTCCAAGGTTGCCGCCGGCACCGGCACGAACGAGCCCACCGGCCTGGCCACCATCACGGCTGCCGGCACTTACACCAAGGCCGCGATCACCTACGCCGACCTGCTGACCATCATCGGCAGCCTGCCGGCGGAGTATGATCCCAACGCCTGCTTTGTCATGAGCCGCGCCACGTTCTACGGCAACGTCCTGAACGTCACCACGACCCAGAAGCAGCCCGTTGTGGTCGCGGATCCCCAGGCTCCCGCGAAGTACAACGTCTTCGGTTTCCCGGTGATCATCGAGGACGGCGTCGGCACAGACATCATCTTCGGCGATCTGAAAGAAGGCTATGTCTGGAACTTCGCCAAGGACGTCGAGGTCGAGAGCGATGCTTCCGTGGCCTTCCGGACCGGTTCCACCGTGTTCCGCGGCATGGCCCTGGGCGATGGCAAGCCCACCGGCGTCGGCCTGGTGCGCTACACCAAGGCGGCTTCCTGATCGGACAACAACACACACAGGGGCGGGGGTCGGAAACGGCCTTCGCCCTTTTATCTGAGGGGTGAAGAAGATGGCGGAGAGGACGATGCTGGAGGCGGCGAAAGTCGCGCTGCAGATCACGGCGACCGAATACGATGAAGAGATTCAGGACTTGATCGACGCGGCGCTTCTGGACCTGAAGAGCCGGGGAATCCTGGTGGATTCTCTGGTGGAGGCGGAGGACAAGCTGCTCCTGCAGGCGGTGAAAACCTACGTGCGCGCGCACTTCGGAAGCCCTTCGGACTATGAGCGGCTTTGCGCCTCTTATGAGATGCAGCTGTGTCACATGATGCACGCGAGCGGATACACCGACTGGGGTGAGGAGGCGGGCGGCTGATGGTTAGAGCGGATGTCTGCACGCTGATCGCCGAAAACCCGAAGGCCCACGGGATCTTTGACGACCCGCAGGAGACCGGACGGAAGGTGTTCTGCACCGTGCGCAGCGTGACCCAGAGCGAAGTTTATCAGGCCCAGGCGGTCGGGCTGGCCCCGGAAATGAAGCTGGTGCTCGCCCATGCTTTTGAGTATTGCGGAGAGAAGCTGGTGGACTTTCAGGGAGGGCGGTATCGGATCCTTCGGACATATGTCAACGAAGGCGATCAGATCGAGCTCACCATTCAGCGCGAGGATGGGAACGCGGCGGAGGAGGGCTGACGATGTACGAAGATCTGAAGGCCGCTCTGCTGACGGCAACGACCATCCCCATGGCGGAGTATGAATGGGCGACCAAGCCCGCGGGGAACTATGGTGTTTTCCAGACAGATTTCAATCTCTACGACAACGGCGACGATTTCCACCAGGACACGGCGACCGAGGGGAGCATCGATCTGTACACCAAAGGGAACGCGCCTGCGGTCTGGGCGGAGATTGAGAGCATCCTGAACCGCGTCTGCGAGGGAGCATGGGAAATGAACATGCAAACTCTGGACAGCGCGAGCCGGATGCTTCATCGGGAATATGTGTTCCAGCTGGAGGCGTGAGCTGAAGGCTGGGCGGAAGATGGGAGGCGGCGAAGATGGCCTGGAGCATGAGCGCGACGGGGCTGGATGAGCTGGGAAGCATGCTCGGAAAGCTCGCGGACGGGGCCGAGGATGTGGCTTCGTACTCGCTGTATGAAGGCGCGGCCGTGATGGCCGGAGCCTTCGCCGGTGCGGCGGGATCCATCCGGACGGAGCCGTTCACCCATAAGAAGGCGAAGCGGCTGCCGTCGCCGGAAGAAAAGGCGGCTGTAGCCGGAAAGACCGGCATTGCGAAGTTCAACAAGAACGGAACGGAGGTCGATACCATTGTCGGCCTTGCCAAAAATGCCGGATATGTTCAGCTGGGGAACAAGACGAAACCCGTGGCAGTGATTGCACGATCCATTAACAGCGGAACCAGTTTCATGGCCAAGCAGCCTGTTTTTCGGAAGGCGGCCAGTACGGCCGGAGGGGCTTCTGAGCAAGCCATCATCAACAAGGCCGAGCAGATGCTGAGTGAGATTATCGGAAGTTAAGCCGCGGGATCCCAGACAAATTCTATGAGGAGGACAAGACCATGGCATATATCGGTATGAGGAAGCCGATCTTTGCACCGATCACAGCCCGCACCGACGGCGCCGCGATCACCTACGGGACGCCCCTGGTGCTGGGGACGGCGGTCAGCGCGAATCTGACCTTCGATGTGGCCGACAACCCCGACTATGGCGATGATGTGATCATCGACAACGACAAGGGCATGAACGGCTATTCCATCACCATGGAGACCAACAACATCACCCCCGAAGGCCGGGCGGCCTGCCTGGGGTGGAAGCCGGTCACCGGGACCGGAAGCTCTGTCACTCACTATGATGTGACGGACGCGGCTCCGCCCGAAGGCGGGCTGGGATATATCCGGGTGAGTATGTTCAAGGGCGTGCGGAAGTACGAAGCATTCTTCTTTCATGCCCTGCAGTGCAGCTCCGGCGGCGAGAACGCCTCCACGAAGCAGCGGCAGACTACCTGGAACCATTCCACCATCAACGCCAGCGGCATCGGTGTTTACATCGACAACTCTGGCGAGGCCAAGTATTTCAAATGGATGGAGTTCGAGAGCGAAGTGGCGGCCCTCAGCTGGATCTATTCCTGCTTTGGGGCTTCGGTTCCCGCAGGCGGCTAATGGTTTGAGGAGGACAGGGAGCTATGGACGGCTCCCTGTCCTCTTTTCGCATGAAAGGAGCAAGTGAAATGGAGAATATCACCCTGAAGATCGGAGATCGGACCGTCCCGCTCCGGTTCACCATGAGAGAATTCATTCAGATTGAGGAACAGGTTGGAAACCTGGGAGAAGTCAAGGAACTGCTGATGAAAGGGAAAAACCGCCTGCGGAATCTGGTGCGGGTGATCCTGATCATGGGCAACGCCGGCCTGAGAGAGGCCGGGGATAATGACGAGCTGACGGAAGAATGGCTGCTGGATCACATGGATCCTCACGCGCTGATGGCTTATCAGATTGGCGTGATCGCCTGCCTGACCAAGGAGGGCGAAAGCCAGGCCGTCCAGGAAGATAACGAAAACAACGAGCGGGATCTTGTGCTGGAGGAAATCGAAGCAAAAAAAGATCCCGTGAATTCACCTTCCGGCGAGTAATTCACTGGGGACTGGTCGCCGGACTTAGTTACACCGAGATGATGGAGATGGGGCCGGGGATGATCCTGGATCAGTACATCTGGCGCAGGGTTTACGATGACGAACAGCACGGCCTGAAACGGGAGGGATAAGAGTGGCAGACGTTAGCGTCAAGATGGGGGTCAGCGGGATCAGTCAATTCCGCAGCGAGATCAGTCAGGCGCAGAGCGCGGTCAAGACTTTTGACAGCGCCCTGAAGCTGGCAGACCGCCAGTTCAAGGCCACCGGCGACTCCCAGAAGTACATGCAGGACAAGACCGCCGCCCTGCAGGGCAAGCTGGCCGCACAGCAGAGCGCGGTCAGGAGCGCGGAGGCGGCCCTGAAGAGCATGGCGCAGAGCGGCGTGGATCCGGCCAGCCAGGCTTTTCAGAGGATGCAGCAGACCTTGCTGAACGCCCAGAGCTCTGTTCTGGACACCCAGAACGACATCAACAGTCTGGGAGCGGAAAGCGTGGATGCCGCGGGGAAGACGGATCAGCTGGCTTCGAGCCTGGGCGGGCTAAACAAGAAGGTCAGCCTGGATCAGGTTATCAGCGGGATTGACAAGATCACGGACGGCATGGAGAAGGCCGCCAAAAAGGCGGTTGATCTTGGCAAGGCCCTCTGGGACAACATTACCGACAACGCCGGTTTCGCTGACGATATCGCCACACAGGCCATGATGATGAACATGGATGTCGAGACCTTCCAGAGGTATAAGAAGGTTTTTGACACCATCGGCGAGCTGACAGTCCAGGAGTGGCAGAAGGCAAGAACCAAGGTCGAGAAAGCCATCTATAACCCCAGCACGGAACAGACAAGGATTCTGGATCTGCTGGGCATCAACACCTATACCAACAAGGCCGGAGCGGACGGAATCGTTCGGAAGGCGGCCAAATCCTACGAGGATGTTTTCTGGGACATTGGCGAAACGCTGAAGGCCAAGGTCGAAAGCGGGGAGATGACGCAGGATCTGGCCGACACTTACGCAAACGCCCTCTTCGGCAAGAGTTGGGCGGAGCTGAACCCAATGTTCGCGCTTGGCAAGGATGCATTCGAGAAAGCCCTGGCGGAACAGGATGTCGCTTCCGAGGAGGCCGTCAACAAGATGGCCACGTTGAACGACAAACTGATCAAGCTGCAGGGCGACTTCCAGAGCCTTCAGGTGGAAGTGCTGTCCGGGCTGGCTCCTGCGCTGACCGGTGCGGCGGAAGCTCTGGACGGCCTGCTGGGAAAACTGCTGGATTATCTGAAGACGGATGAAGGCAAGAAAGCTCTGGAAGACATGGGCAAGGCCGTGGAAGGACTTTTCTCCGATCTGAGCGAGATTGACCCGCAGAAGGTTGTGGAAGGCTTTGCCGGAGTATTCGACCAGATCGTCACAGGCGTGCAGTGGATCAGCAACAACAAAGACACAGTCATCTCTGCTATGACGGCGATTGTTGCCGGATGGGCCGGGCTGAAGCTGACCGGGGGGATTCTTCAGATCGTGAATCTGATCAACGGACTTTCCGGCTTGACAGCCGGAGGCGCGGTCGGATCTGCGGCGCAGGCCGGAGCTGCGGTCGGTTCTTCGTGGGCAGGAGGATTCGCACGGGCCGTGAAGGCAGCTGCACCCTGGCTGGTTGGGCTGTATACGCTGGGAAAGAACGCCATCACCCCGCAGGGGAATGACGATCTGTACGTGGATGACGCTGGGAACACCCACTGGGCAGAGACCGGCGAAGTTCTTTATGACAGAGACGGAAAACTCGCACAGGGGCCGGTTACGTGGGAGGTTCCCTCGAAGAAAACCGACACATGGAGCGGCGAAAGCATCACGGAAGACCAGATTGAAGCCGCCCAGAAGTTCTGGGACTTCTTCCGGGAGAGTGCCGGGAAGGATATCGACGATGCCGCATGGGATTCGGCTTTCAGCGACTATGAGGGCGCTTTTGAAGGCGCCGAGGAGCTGTTCGAAAAGATTGACGCCGCCATGGACAAGTTCAAGAACGGAGTGGACACCGGGGACCCCAGCCTGTGGCCGGAGGACCTTCCGGAGGATTTCTTCACCGTTTTTGTCACGCCGGAGTTGGAGGACGGAGCCCAGGAGAAACTGCAGGGGGCCGTGTCCGGGATGGACCTGAATGCGGTTGTGCGGATCACGCCCATGATGGGCAGATTTGGCGGGCTCCATTATTACACCCACGCCAATGGAATCCCGTGGATTCCCTTTGATGGATATCCGGCGCTCCTGCACCGGGGCGAACGGGTTCTGACGGCGAGCGCCAACCAGAGCTACACCTACAACAGCAACACCTACTTCGGAAACGTTAATTTGAACAACGGCATGGAAGTCGAGGCGCTTAGTGAAAGCATCGCCCGGCAGAACCGCAAAGTTCAGCGGGGCTTCGGATCGTAAGGAGGTGGCCAGATGGCCCTTCATTATTTTCAGTTTAAAGGCACGGACAGCCGGGAGATGCATATCCGGGTTCCGGACCGAATCCCGATCATCCGGCCGGAGGAGCGGGTGGAGCATGTGATCATCCCCGGACGGAGCGGCGAGCTGACGCAGACGCAGGGGGACGACATTTACAATTCCTACATCCAGACCGTGCAGATTACGGTTCTGGGGCGGCAGTACATCCCACAGGTGGTGGCGTGGCTCCGCGGGGAAGGCTGGGTCACATTTGACACCCAGCCGACCAGAAAGCAGATGGCCAGGGTAATCAACGCCATCACCTTCGAACAGCACAGCCGAAATCTGGATCTGTGGCACGGGGATGTGCAGTTCTACTGCGATCCGGTAAAGCGGAACGTTTCGGAAAGCTTCAGCATCATCATCACGGAGAGCGGGGCGCAGCTGTCCAACCCCGGAAACATGCGGGCTCTGCCGCTGATCACAGTTGTGGGAAGCGGACGGGTGACCATCCGCATGGGCGGGAAGTCTCTGGTGATCCCGGAGCTGACCAGCGGCTGGGTGGTGGACAGCGAGAACAAGTGGATTTTGAACAATAACAAGCCGGTGGCGAACAGCTGGAGCGGGAGCTTCCCGGAGCTTGCCGTGGGGAACAATACCGTCCAGTGGACGGGAAGCATCACCCAGCTGACAATTACGCCGAGGTTTAGATATCTGTAAAATGGAGGTAGCGGCATGGTTCAGCTTTACCCAAAGGGGCAAACGGATTTCTCCAGAGGCGGGATCGAGCTGCAGCCGCAGGAGGCCAGTATCACCTGGCAGCAGAACGGAAGGTACGATCTGGAGCTGACCATTCCCATGGAGAAGGCGGAGGGCATCACCTTTGATTATGGGATGATCCTGCGGGCCAGTGTGCCGGAGGAGGAGACCGGGGATATCTCGCTGGGGACGGTCAGCTACTATACCGTCAACACGGACGGAACGCCACTGTACAGCAAACTGCCCAGCACGGCGGCTGTCAGCTATGGCAACTGGCAGGCGATGCGGAGCTACATGGCCGGGGACAAGGTGACCCACGGCGGAAAAAACTGGCAGTGCACGACAGGCCATGGCGGAGTCTCCACCCCTCCGCCCGCCGGCGGCCTGTGGTCGCAGATCAGCGGAACCAGACAGGTCCCCGGAGAGGTCGTGGCGACCCTGAGCGCTGGGACGCAGATCATGGTCACCGCCGACTTCAACGATCAGTGGGCGGAGGCCCAGACCAGCGGTGGAAAGACCGGATACATCGACAGGGCAGCTATCACCAGCCAGGGGACATCCGAAGAAAAGATCATCCCCAGCATCACGATCAAGAGCCAGGCGTTTGAGATCATCGAGATCGAGAAGGAGAACGCGGGTCACCAGATCCGGATCAGCGGGCAGCATGTGAGTTATCAGCTGGCCCGGACGATGCTGGGCGAGTGCAACGTGGCCAACGTGAGCCCGGCCACGGCCATGATCTTCATCACCGGGGCCATGAAGGAGAGCTACGCCGGGAAGCTGGTCACCGACATCAGCGACGCCACCATCACTGGGGATTTTTCGTGGAAGAACGCGATGCAGGCCCTGCAGGATCCGAAGGCGGGGCTGGTGGCGGCCACCGGCGGAAGGATCATCCGGGATGGGCTGGATATCTACCTTCTGAAAAACCCGGAGAAGACGCCCGAATATGAAGTCGTCTATGGCGGGAACTTAAAGAACGTCCAGTGGACGGGAGACGTGGACGGCATCGTCACGCGGGTGTATCCCATCGCTAAAAGGGAAGACGGAAGCACCCTGCTCCTGCCGGAGGAACACATCGACAGCGTGCGGACCGTTCCATTCGTGCGGCCGGAGGTTCTGAATACCGGTCTGAAGATCGGCGAGAAGGTCAAGAACAGCGACGGAACCGAGACGGAGATGACCGAGGAGGCCGTCTACGCAGAGATGCGGAAGCAGGCCCGGAACCGGTTCAACGTGGACAAGTGCGACAAGGCATCCGTCAAGCTGGAGCTGGACTGGGTGCACATGCCGGACACGGAGGAGTATAAGAGCTATCAGGAGCTGAAGAACGCGGCGCCGGGGAAGTGGATCCGGGTGGCGCACGGGCCGATGGACATCGACACCGTCATCCAGATGACCGGATACACCTTCGATCCGATCCTCCTCAGATATAAGAAAGCCACCTTCGGGGATCAGAAGCAGTCGCCCAGTGTGGCGGGCTATCAGATCTCCACCGGGGCCGTGACGGCGAGAACGCTGGCCCAGGGGAGCGTCGGACAGGATGCCCTGCAGGCTGGATCGATCACGGCCAGGGAGATTGAGGCCGGAAGCATCACCGCCGAGCAGATCGCCTCCAAGGTGATTTCCACGGAGCTTTTGCAGGCCGGAGCGGTGACCGCGGACGAGATCGCGGCCGGGGCGATTACCGCCGAAAAGATCGCTGCGGAGGCTATTACCGCCGAGAAGATCGCGGCCGGAACGATCACCGCGGAGCAGATCCAGAGCGGAACCATTACCACCGTGCTGCTGGCCGCGGAGGCCATCACGGCCGAGAAGATCGCCGCCGGAGCCGTCACCGCCGAGAAGATCGACGCGGGGGCGATTACGGCCCAGAAAATCGCGGCGGGAGCCATCACGGCGGTGGCGATTGACGCCGGAGCCATTACGGCCGAGAAGATCGCTTCCGGGGCCATCACGGCGGATGCCATCGACGCGACCGACCTGACGGCCATCAACGCGAAGCTGGGAACCGCCCAGATCGCCAGCGCGGCCATCGCGGCGGCGGATATCGATTACGCCAAGGTCAAGGACCTGAACGCCCAGAGCGCCTACTTCGGTCAGGCGGTCTTCGGCGAGGCGGTCGGCGGAAAACTGTACATCCCCCGGCTGTCGGTGGGATACGCCCAGATGGTCGGCGCGACCGTGGGCGACCTGGTGATTCAGGCGAGCGACGGGAAGTATTACGGGCTGGACGTGGACATGGCCGGCAATGTGACGGCCACGGAGCGGACGGTGTCGGCAGGCGAGATCGCCAGCGGACACACCACCGACGGGCGGACGCTGGTGCTGGGAACCGACATCCTGGCCACCGACCTGAACACGGAAAACATTTACGCCAGCCATGGCTTAATGAACGAGATCACGGCGGCAATCATCAACGTGGATCAGCTTTTCGCCAGGGAGGCAACGATCCAGAAGATCAACGCCATGGACCTGAGCTCGAATACGTATATCCGGAGCACCATTGGCGACTGGCTGAGCGGGAGCACCATCACCCAGACGATCAACAGCCTGGACAGCCGGATCAGCGGGCTGGGATACGGCACGGTCTACATGCAGCCGGATGAGCCCAGCCACAGCGAGCTGGTCAGCGGCGATATCTGGATCCAGACCCTGAGCGAGGGAAGCTGGCAGGAAGTCTACAACGCATATGACAGCTGGCAGCAGATCTACAACGAGGTCGGAGCGTGGCAGGTTTTGGGCGCCATTCCGAAGATGTATGTCTGGGATGGGACCAAGTTCCAGCTGATGTATGACGCGCTGCTGCCAATGACCGTGGAGACCGAGATCCAGCAGTTGCAGGATGAGATCCTGCTGCGGGCCTCCAAGTCGGAGCTGGATACTCTGAGCGGACAGGTGACGGCTTCGGAGGCGCGGATCACGATTCTGGCCAGCGAAATTTCCAGCGCGGTCAGCACGGTGAACGCCAAGGCCGCATCCTTCGTGATGTGGGAAGACCCACGGACGCTGTACGATGTGAGCCTGGGCGACATTTGGGTGCGCGGGGACGCGAAATTGGCGAGCTGGGAAAGCGTCTACACGTATTACGACAGCTGGCAGGCGCTGTACAACGAGCACGACCGCTGGATGGACTACCTGGGCGAAGTCACCTATGTGTGGGACGGGACCCAGTGGGTGGAGACCAGCGACCGGGCCAGCGAAATCTGGCATCAGACCCAGATCATCGAAACGGACCGGAGCATTAAGGCCATTGCGGAAAGCCAGGCCACCATTGACGGCGAGATGGTCAGCATGCGGGCCAGCATCACCCTGACCGACAGCCGGATCACGCAGGAGGTGGCACGGGCCACCGCCGCGGAGGACGGCAAGATCGCCAAGACCACCCAGTATCAGACGGCAGAGCAGATCGTCAGCGAGGCGGTGCGGGAGAGCCTCAACGAGCAGGACGGGAAGTATCTGGCCAAGACCACCGTCTATCAGACAGCGGATGCCATTGTGACTGAAGCGGTGCGGCAGGCGGCCACCGCCGCGCAGGGAGCGTATCTGGCGAAGACCACAACCTATCAAACTGCCGACCAAATCGTAACCGAAGCTGTGCGCGTCGCCGGTGTGAACGCGGATGAAGATTATCTGGAGAAGTCTTCGGACTATAAGACGATCCAGGAGATCCTGGACAAAGCATATGCAGACGCCAGCGATCTGGCCACGACAGCCAAGGACGCGAGCATCGCCAAGACGGCAACCTATCAGACCGCGGATGCGATTGTCTCCCAGGCGGTGGCGCAGGCGGCTACAGCCGCGGGGCAGGCTTATGTCGCGATCACTTCCAGCTATCAGACGGCGGACCAGATCCTGACAGCGGCGAAGAGCTACGTGGACGGCGAGCTGACGAACTACAGCACCATTTCGCAGACAAGCACCGCAATTAGTGCCTATGTGACGAACAACGCCTATGGGAAGATCAGCGGGATAACGATTACTGCGGAAGGCATCAAGCTGACTGGAAGCAAGTATGTGGACATTGCTTCCGGCGGCTGGTTCAAGGTGCAGACCGGGAACTTCGGGATCAATTCGAAGTCCACTGACTATGTCATCTGGGCCGGAAACAGTGATGCCTCCAAGGCTTTTTTCCGCGTGAAAAAAGACGGCAGCGTCTACCTTACCAAGCTGATCGCCCTGGGGCAGAACGGCCAGGAAACGGAGGTCAACTTAAGAACCGCAGGGCTCTGGAAACTGAGCGGAAGCACGGTCACGGGGCATTCGGAAAACGGCATTACCCTATCCAACGGTGACACTGTAAATTTTATTAGAGCCGCCGCTATCAAGTCGGAACTGAGCAATGCCGACATCAAGGCAGAGCTGGAAGCGGCGGCAGATCACAGCGTAATCTTCGACATCCTTAACGAAGACACGGACGATGTTTATCTGTCCATCAGCGTGAACGCCGCCGGAGTCTTCCAGCAGGGCGTGACAGCCGGGTATGACAGCGGCAAGGCTGACTGGAAGCCGGCGGGGATCTATGTGGACACGTCCGGGCTGGAGATCTGGGCGGAGAACGCCGGAGGCACGGAGCTGATCCACAATACCGCCGGAGCTACCGCCCTGTATAACGCCGGATGGAATGCATGCCTTGCTGCGTGCGTGGAAGAAGAGGCGTACACTGGCGGAACCTGGTACGGAACCCTTTACGTGGCGCCCACCGGCGGCGCGACCCCTGTCTACAACTGCCGTGCCGGACAGACGGCGGTTACACTGTATTCCCTTCCTCAACCCAAAAAATAGGGCAAAACAAAAAGAAAAGGAGCGAGAACCATGAAGATGACCTATGCAAAAGCGATTGACGCGTACTCCACGCTGGTGAGGACAGCGAAGATGCGGCCCCAGAGTCTGGCCCTGTGCGGCCAGCTCTTCCGGCTGCGGAAGCGCCTGGAGCCCGTCTACGAATTCTATTGCGAGACCCAGCAGGGAATCATCAACGAGCTGGGCGGAGCTGTGGACGAGCGCGGGGCCGTCCTCTTTGCGGATGTCGAAAAGCAAGCCGAATTCAAGAAGAAAATGGTGGAGCTGAACCACGGCGAGTGCGAAGTGGACGACGCGCCGGTGATCCGGATCCCGGAGACCGCCGGCATCGCTTACACCCCGGATGACCTTTGGAACCTGGACGGCTTCGTGGAGATCGAGATCCCCGAAGCGACCAACTGAGCAGAGGAGGAATGACTTATGGCTACGACCAAAACCCTGACCCCGACCAATCAGAATATTACTCTCTCGGCCTTCACCGAGAAGCCCGACAACCGGATCAACGTGGCCAATGACGAAAAACTGGCCGATGCTGTTAATGCGTTAAACAGCAATATTAACAAACTCTACACAAATACATCAGCGAGATACATCAAGCATTTCATGTTTCAAAATGTGCCTTCCATTACCATTGACCTTCAACATGAGCAGACAAATGATTATTTCAGCATGATTGAAGTAGTTAATGCTAATCAAAATATTTTTGCTAATATTGAAGGAACCAACCGCCGAAACTATGGAACAGCAAACGCAACTATAAATATATCCGGAAGCACAGCAACAATTACCCTTGAATCTGGCGGCAAATTTTGGGGTATAACTCACGTTACGCTAATCACAAACTATCAGCTGACGTAATGCGTAGTTGCCGAAAGTTTTGGGTATTACAATAATTCTTGAATATGAGGAACTAATGCAACCCTATGCACTTTATTATGGTTGTAACGGAGGGTGAAAAGCTAATTGTCAGCGTATTGTTCGAAATCGTCCCAGTTACAGTAATGCCATAAGGGTCGATAATCCTGTTGACTACAACCGTGCCGCCCGCTACGCTTATCAGATAGCAAAACGGAGCAACGGCACCAGACGCGCCAAAGAGCAGATAAGCATCATTAGATGTGACGTTTTCGACAGTAAAAGACGAATGTGTCCCGTGCGTACTTGCCTTGTTTTTGATTGGATAATCACTCGTAAATTTGCTGTATTACGAAGTAGCAGTATGTAACGGTAGCACCGTTACGGAAAGGAAAAACTATGAATAGTTATGATTTCTGTGTAGCCGCCAAGAACGCCATCATCAAGG